CCTTGCAGCATTTGACGGTGTAACAACCGTATTTAATCTTTTCCTTAATGGTTCTTTATATACTCCATTTGGTGGTTCAGCAAATTTAATCGTATCTCTCGGTGGTATTAATCAAAAACCTGGATCAGATTATTATGTCAACCAAAATGCTGGTATTAATACCTCTTCCATAACATTTACTACAGCCCCTGCTGCCGGTTTGTCACATTTTATTGTTGCCCTCGGCGGCCAAAGTTCACTACTTGGTAATTCATCTTGGAATGCAAAAGGTGATTTGGCGGTTGGTACTACTGATAATAATGCTGGTATTCTTGCTGTTGGCACGAATGGTCAGGTTCTTACGGTTGATAGTACCAAAACTACTGGTGTCGGTTGGAGTACGGTTAGTACAGTTCCAACCACAACAGTAATTTCGATCGCATCCACCATTATTCCAACTGGTTTTCTTGAGTGTAATGGTGCTGCCATTTCCAGAACAACTTATATGTCACTTTTTTCTAGAATTGGGACTGTATTTGGAAGTGGTAATGGATCTACAACTTTCAATATTCCAGATTTAAGGGGTGAGTTTATCCGGGGTTGGGATAATGGTAGAGGTATTGATTCTGGCCGTATTTTTGGCTCAAGGCAGGAGGATAGCTTCCGCGCACACTCTCACAATATCACAGGCACTTCTGAAAATATTAACAATGTACCGGGCTCTCACTTTTACAACACTAACCAGTTCAACACGAACGCGAGTACGCAGAGTGCCGGTGGAACGGAAACCCGCCCAAGAAACATTGCCCTAATATTCTGTATTAAATACTAATGAAAGTTTATAACTATCATCCCGATTTTAAATATTTTCTTTATGAGGAAGATGCCCGGCAATCTCCTTTAGAACCACCTGGCACTTGGTTAATACCGGCAAATGCAACCATTATTGCACCACCTGAAACTAAAGAAAAGGAATTGGCAGTATGGAACGGTGAGTCTTGGGAGATTGAAATAATCAAAGTTGAACCCCAAAAAGAACCAGAAAAGTATTGTCCGCTAATTGGGAGAGAGTGTATTAAATCATCCTGCGCCTGGTTTATTAACGATAATTGCGCAATAACATCATTGCCTTCACTACTTCAAAATTTTATTCCAAAGGAAAACTAAAATGTCACAAACACAAGCCGAAACAATCAAAGATAGCACTATTGTTACAGATGATCTTGCCGATAATGCGGTAACAACCAATAAAATCCAAGATGGTGCAGCTACTTATGCAAAACTTGCAGATTCAGTAAAACCTTCCCCATTTACGACCAGAGGATTTAATATTCCCCTTTAACCATCTTCTGGAATAACAACAATATTGTAATTATTACAGGTAATGCTAAAAGTATCTGTAGATTGTAAATAAACCTCTACTGGAAGTGCCTGAGGTGAACTGTTTGCAGAAAATACTGAAATGTTTTGTAGATTGCTAGCTGCTGCAACATATTTACCGAAGGCTCTAACATTAGATTCCGTAATACTTGCAGAGCCACCCCAAGACAATGAAATAGCTGCAGTTGTTGCAATTGAATCTGCATAATTGATGATAAGTCTTACATTACCACCAGTTGTATTGGTATAATTTACAGTTCCATTTGAAGAACCTGAACCAAGTCTACCTCTTAAAACCGTTGCAGCCATATTACTCAAGTTTAGTATATCCTATTTAGTTGAGGCCGGTTGTGCAACTGACACACGCTTTCCCCGTTTTGTTGGTTTTGTGTTATTCTTAATGAGTTGGGGGTTGTTCCCCAATAGGGCTCATAACCCTAAATGTAAAGTATAACCGAGGGGCCTAACTAGCCCCTTTTCTTTTGGGACACTTTACGAACTGGCACACAAACCCACAAAACGGAGGCGAACGTGCTAAATTAACAATGTTCTGAGAGAGGCGCCAAGGGCACCCCCGGAATGCTATAAGATAAGGGAAGATTTCGCCTCGTTCTTCTTTTATCTTATAGCGTAAGAGGGAGAGTGGTGAGAGAGTTGGTGGGCTCTCAAGCTGCTCTTTTTCTTTTTGTGCCTCTTTTAAATCTGTCCACGGACAACCCCAAACCACACAAAAATCCCCTAGCGTACAAACGCCCAACAGCAAGACTATGAATACTAAAGAAAAACTCATTTTTATTGTCTCATTTTTGTGGATGATGAACTGGGGAACAAGAGTCGTAGACGTTTTTATTCGCTATGCTCTTTTCTGATATAATTGGGGCAACCTACCAACAAAATGTTGTTTGTAAAAGTGTTCTCTCTTGGTTTGATAAAACCATTCTAAAAGAGTATGAATACGATGTAACAATTGAACATTCATTTTTGTCGGAAGATTCCGCCGTAATGTATGTTTCAGGTGAACTTGAAGAACCAAGAGAGTTTACCATTGAAGTTCACCAGTATCTTGAGGGAAAGGAGTATGTAATGACTCTTATTCACGAGATGATTCATATTGAAGACTACATCAAAGGTAATCTTACTGAACGGGATGGCAAACGCTATTGGAATGGAGTCTTTTATGAGAGTGGCGATTATGACAATCATCCTTGGGAAATTCGGGCCAATCGGCTAGAAACAATTTTCTATGAGCTTTATTGTAGCACACTCGGTTAATTTTGTCAAGTGATCGTGGGTTATGTCTGTATTTACTGACGTAGTATTTACACCTATTGACAAACCCTTTAAAGTCTGCTACGCTCCGCTTTGTCAAAAGTGATACCACACAGGTATTTAATATTATTTAATAAGGAGAACAAATGGATTACAGACAAACGCTTGACCTTTTCATTAAAGAACTTGAAAGTGATTTAGATAGTATTCAACTAGAAATCAGAGAAGAAACAAACTTTGATGACGATGTGCATAGAGAAATGATGAACCATCTAACAGAAGAATGGGACGAAACGAATGAACATCTACGAAATCTGAGACAAATCGCAGATTTACTTATAGCCTGGGATGAAATAGACACCTAAAACTTATTAGATGGTAGGACGCTTTTCAAACTGGCACACAATTCACTCAAAGCCCCTAATCCGTGCCATAATAATACTGACCTTTGAGCAACAATTATGAGCACACCAATCACGATCACAAATTCAAAAGAAGCAATCGCACATTTTGGCGAGCCGAAGACTGCAAAGAGGAAAACTCTTGTAAGAATTCGTGAAGTAAATGGCACCGAAGTATTTGAAACCAAATATGGTGAAGGAAATCTGGAAGCTAATCAGGGAATTGATTTTGTTGTTATTCCAGTAGATGGTGCTGAACAATATCCTTGTAAAATTGACATCTTTCATAAAACTTGGGAAGAAACTGAAAAAGATTCTGGAATTTATCGTAGAAAAGAACTTTGTAGGTGTATTCCCATTCCCGAGGGAACAACTGTTATTCTTGAGACCTTGGAAGGTAAGAGAGTCGTTTCGCATCCTAACTATATTGCCCTAGGTATTGAAGGCGAAGTTTACTCTTACAGTCCCGAATGGGTAGAAAAAAATCTGGAGTTTGTGGACACCTCTCAAACTGGCACAGCTTCTAAGTGAAGTTCTCAAATCCATTTCATACTACCACTGATCTTTGAACCAATCGCTATGACAAAAGTTTATCTAATCTGTGAAGACGACGGTGAATATTGTGTTAAAGGTGTTTATGATGATAAACTGCTCGCAGAATCTAAATTTAAAGAATATCTTAGTGCTTGGGCCACAAGACGCTTCATTAATTGTGAAATACCCGAAGAATTACTAACCGAAGACGGTCTAATTAATGCTTACAGATGGCACCACCACTTCATTGAAGAACTGGATCTGAATAGTGGCGAAATGCTAGAAAGAGAAATTGAATGGGCGCGTAACTATCTTAAAATTATTGAAGCTAAAAACGAGAATCAAAATGACATTTAAACCCGGAGATAATGTAAGACTAAAGCGAGACATTTATCGATGCGAATCTTCTGAACCTTATTCCAAGGAAGGTGACACCGGAGAAGTTATTGAAGTTTTTCACCCGCCTAATAGTGGAGCAATGACACCCAGTATTCCTCACGCCAAAGTCTTAATTGACGATACGATTAAAACTTTTAGACTTAGTTCTATTGAAAAACTTAACAAGAAAGTGAAATGAAAGACGCTATCGTTGCTCTTGGAATTATTCTTTTCATTTGTATTTTTGGTGGATTTAGTGTTTTTATTTCTTATCTAGAGGATAAGCAACCTATTGTTTCATTTCAAATTGCATATGCAAAAAATATGGAATGTCGGAGTGGAGCATCAAATTCACAAAGTAATCGATTCATTAATGACCTGTGTGGTCCTATTCCTCAAATTGGAGATTTTCCAAAATGACCAGCACACAATTCTGCCTTATTATACTTAACATCTGGTTAGTTGGATTAAATGTTTCTAAAGAACGAACAGATACTTTATCTATAATTGCATTTCTTTGGTTTATTATTTCTATTATCTCTTTGGTTATATAGAAATGACTGAAGAAACTAAAAACTACTTTATTCTCTATGCCGATTATAAAGGAATAGAGTCCGATTACCTTGAGCCTTACGAGGGTGAAGAGAACCTGAAAGATGGAATTGTGGGCACATTCAATCACTTTCTTCAAGACCGCTATGAAGACTCCACTGTAGAAGATTATGAAGAAGTGATGGACAACATCATTATCTGTGAAGAAGTTGATAAGTCTGTTCTTATCAAACAGACTATCCAGAAATATCTAAAACAGAGCGACGATGAAGAACACAAAGAGTATCTGCGTCTTAAGAAAAAGTTTGAGAAGGAGAAAGTTAATTGAAACTCCGAAAATATGATAAAAAAATTTGGGATAACGGCGAAACCTCTCATACTTGGCAGTTTTTCATTCTCAAAAATCGCTCATTCCTGTGGGTAAATTATGAAAATCCAACCAGTCAGTATTATTCTTCTGGCGGATTTCATATAAACCTTTCATTTCTTCAATCTCATTCACTTTTTGGGGCAGAATTGATTAACAACAAACAATCTCTTGCTTTTTATTTTTTTACAGAATACCTTGAGGGATGAGTGCATTAAAATGACAATTGAAACAATCACAATTTCCGTAAAGGAATACAATCAACTCATAAAAAACAACGAATTTCTTAATTGTCTGATTGATGTTGGCGTAGACAATTGGCCAGGTTATGAAGAAGCCCAAAGATTGCTCGAGGAAGGAGAAGAATGAACTTTTTCAATAAAATCACTAACTTTCTGTTTCCTAAAAGAGAAGAACCAACTGCCGAAGAACTTTCGCGGGAAGAACTTCAGGAACTATTAAATGAACTTTTACCAGCATTTGGTAGTGTGGAATTTTTAATGTGTGCGCTTCTCGGTACATATTTCGGTTATTCTAATAAAAATGATAGAAAACGAAAAGTTAAAATTTTAATAGATATTGCAATAAAACTCAATCTAAAGGAAAAAGACCAAGGGAGACAGTCGGCAATCATTCAATTACGGGAAATCCTATCAAAAACACAGGGAACAACGGCACAATTGCAAGAAGCGTTGGCACAGTTGAAAGAAAATACCGTATTAATGGAAGCGAACAATGGAGAATTTGAAACATTAATAAATCTTATTGAAGCAAAGAAGAACGATGGAAACCAGATTTGATGTAACTATGCCACTCGATCTTGCACAAGATATGCAAGACCTTGTACAAGAAACTGGCCTTTCTCGTGGTGAAATATTTCGCCGCTCTATGGCTCTTTACAAAAAAGCAATAGAAACTCGTAAAGGCGGTGGAAATGTTATTCTTCGTGATTCAGATGGAACTTTGCGCGAAGTAGTTGGGTTAGGGTGGTGAAAGAATTTTATGGATTTCTAAATGGACACTTCTCAAACTGGCACAGCAAATTCCAAAACAATTAAAGCCTTGACAAACTAACAGAGTCTTTCTGATGACATCTCAAATGGCAAACATCTTCAATAAAATCTCCAACTTTCTCTTTCCTAAAGAAGAGCTAATTGAACTTACTGGCCCAGATGGACAAGTAATAAAACTCACTAAAAAAGAGTGTGATTTAATCCAAGCCCATTTGAATGCAATCAAAAACTACATAACATTCCGGGTTGATAATGCTGAAACATTTCTTGAACGACTTGACGATTTGGCAGAAAGAAGCGGAACAACAAGAGATGATGTTCTTTCGCGCTCAATCGGGCTTTATACCGAAGCACTAAACCGAGCAGAAGAAGGCAGGGTTATTACGTTTGTGCCTGAGGCAGTTGAAGACCAAATTCTCTTTAGTGAAATTGACATTGGGTATAATCAACGTGCTGCTTATGACAATTTCTGCAAAGAAATGAATGTGAAACCTATTATTAATTGTGAAGGAATTTACAATTTATTGGGTGCCATTGATGACTATTCCTTTGACGAACATTTTTGAATCCTTATGAAAAAACTTATTGTTATTACATTTTTGTTGGTTCTCCAGTTTTTTGGAACGATTGAACCCTCATTTGCCGCATTTGAGAATGGTAATTCTCAGAGCTTAATTTTGAGCCAACTCTATCCGCAGTTGCGAGTTTCTATGGCACCACTTCCGCGTGGAATGTTATCATCTAACGATAGACCTGGCTATACTGCACAAACCGACTACATTGTGAAAAATTCTTGTAAGGCAATTGCAATGGTTCCATATAGTGGAAGCGTTTTTTATTCTTGTCCAAATGGACAAAAATTTTGGTCAGAAGTTATAGTTCCTACTGAAGATTCTCCACTTTTTATGTACTTTAAGAATCGTAAAAAGGTTAATGGTGAAGATGCTGATGATGCAGCAATTGCAGCCTCTGCAACAATAAATTCTTATTGAGACATTTCTAGAACTGGCACAGCACCCTTCCAGTGTCGTGCCAGTTTGTGCTAATGTAACATCGTCAACAAATTCATCTAAAGACCTATGAATCTTCCTCCCTCCAAATGCTCTATTCAACACGAGATTGAAACTTTCTTTGAAATAAATGAGATGTATCAAAAAAGCAGAAAAAAGCACCAAGAACTCTCAGATACTCTTGGAAATTATGTTAAAGAAATCCTGAAATCTGTCGGGCTTCCTATATCTCAGAACCTCACGGGTATTCAAGTTTGTGGCCTAAGTTATGGTCCCGAACGTGAACCCGAAATGTGGCTATATCATTCAGGTTATCCTTGTGTAAATTACATTGAGAACGGAAAATTTGTAGTTACAGATAGTAATAATAGTGGCGCGATTTACTCTAATGAAATTGTAGATATGGAACTTCCATTTGACGGGGAGAAAATTTTGAATCTTTGTGAACAACTGACCGAGCAACTTGGAATTGCTGTGAAATTTGTTTAAACGAAAGTGATTGATGTAGTTGATGAAGTAAGAGAATACCGTCAACTTCACCTTGCTCATAAAACTGGAACAATTATTGATTCTGGTGAGATTCAGTACAAAGGATGGGATTGTACTGATGACTGGGCCGTAGTTGATGATGTAGATGGTCGACACTTTTATTGTGGAACTAGTGCTCACGGTGGGGGTTATACTTATCACATTCTTCCAGGTGAAGATTATTCTGAAATTAAAGCATTTCTCCGGTCTGCTGATGTTTTTGCTTCAGAAGATGTGTTCTCTTATTTTCCAGAGTGAGAATAATGTTTTCATTTTCTATCTTTTTTGAACTACCACTTGAAATTTATAGAGAACTTCTACAAATTGAAAAACGTCGGTGGTCTCTAACTATTTCAAAAACTAGCACTCTTTTTAGATTTGATGCTTCATTGAAGCCATTTAGAGATAGTTATTCTAATAATATCTTTTTTGTTAGTATTGGCCTGTTTACTTTTGACATTAATTTTTCCATTTTTGATTGGACTTCTCGATGACCTATTACCCACTTGAACAACAATTTAATTTCAATAGTTATTTTTATGAGATTGCCTTTGAAGTAGTTGAAACGGGTTTCTGGGAACATTTGTTTAGCAGGAAATCAACTAAAAGCGAATTTTATATTCGTAGAGTACCTAAAGGGTATGGTGGGCCAGCAATCTGCGAAGATATTCTTTATGAAGACCTAACATCTAATTCACTGGGTTATAAATTTTATAGAGTTGACATTAAATATCGCGCTAGTTACTGGACCGTCAAATACTGGGACAATTCAACAGAACCTGAACGACTGCTTACTAATATGATGAACAAACTCGAATCATCTCAAGACAACGTTGTTTTCTCCACCAAAGACCTATGAACTACTCAAAAGCCCACCAAAAATTCTCCACCGAACTTCAAAACCCTGAAGCACTAACAAGTCCACAAGACTTTCTAGGACCAAACTACGAAACAGTCTTGAACTTCTGGTGGACTATTGATGGTCTCACCGAAACCCAGTGGAATGAAGTTGCTCGCCGTTATCGTGCCCTAGACTATGCCGCCGGGGATGCCGCCGGGTCTGCCGCCGGGTCTGCCTCCAGGGCTGCCGCCGGGTATGCCGCCTGGTCTGCCGCCTGGTATGCCTCCAGGGCTGCCGCCGTGTCTGCCTCCAGGGCTGCCACTTATGAACTAATGGGTATGCATACTCTATTGAATGACGGTAAGACCTTATTGTTTGTTCCACTTTTTGAAAACCTATGAACTACTCAAAAACCCATCAAAACTTCTCCGCCGAACTTCAAAACCCTGAAGCACTAACAAGTCCACAAGACTTTCTAGGACCAAACTACGAAACAGTCTTGAACTTCTGGTGGACTATGGATAGTCTCACCGAAACCCAGTGGAATGAAGTTGCCCGCCGTTATGATGCCCTAGACTCTGCCGCCGGGGATGCCGCCATGTATGCCGCCGGGGATGCCGCCTGGTATGCCGCCGGGTATGCCGCCGGGGATGCCGCCGGGTATGCCGCCGGGTCTGCCGCCAGGGATGCCGCCAGGGATGCCGCCGGGTATGCCGCCGGGTCTGCCGCCGGGTATGCCGCCGGGTATGCCACTTATGAACTAATGGGTATGCATACTCTATTGAATGACGGTAAGGACTTATTGTTTGTTCCTCTTTTTAACGACTTATGAACGACTTTGATTTTATTGAACAATCTGCCCAGAAAGCAGGAACCATTTTGAATCTTACCGAATGGTTTGATGATTTGAAGTTTCTTCAAATTTTTATGCTGCTTCACTCAAGTTGTGGCGGGGATTATATAAATATGCAACATTGGTTGAAAACTGCAAATACTCATCTTCAATCTAAAGTTCCCGCAAACTTGATTACTACCGAACAAGGTATTCAAGATGTTCTAGACTATGCTCTATATCTTACTCACTGAATTATGGCTGAAATTAGTCGCAAAGAAATTGAATAGTCTGTTCTTATCAAAAGAGTTTTACTTTTATTGGTTTTTGTTACTATCTCCATTCAATGTGTGGTGTGGATAATGCTAATATGAAACATTGGATGAAAACTGCTAATAAGCATCTTAATCTTCAGATTCCAGTGCAACTTATTACAACAGAAGAAGGAATTAAAGAAGTTTTGGATGAGTTACGTTATTATTATTACCTTTGAGGAATTTTTAATTATGACTGATATTACTCGTAAAGAAATTGAAAACGGGATGATTCTTTTCTGTAAATCGGGAAGCTACGCTTATGGATTAAACACTGAAAATTCAGACTTAGACTATAAAGGCATTTGTATTGCCCCAAAAAGATTCTACATTACTTTTAAAACATTTGAGCAAAAGGATAAGGGATGGGAAATTGAGTCATCTGAAGATTCCTTGTTTCCGCAGTTGGATAATTCCGATACTGTCGTCTATGATATTCGGAGGTATCTGGGACTTTTACATTCTCAAAACCCTAACATTCTTGAAATGCTCTGGCAAGACCCAGAGGATTACCTTTTCTTAACAGATTTAAGTAGAACTCTTATTGATAATAAGAAAAAACTTCTATCAAAGAGAATTTCTGGCACCTTCATTCAGTATGCAAGGGCGCAGATTAAGAAGATGGAGACTCATCGTAAATGGCTATTAAATCCACCAACAAAACGTCCAGAATGGGAAGATTATGGTGTTCCAACATCTTGTCTAACCTCTACACAGATTGAGGCATTTATTGAGTATCTTTACCTTTTGATTAAGGACAGAATTGAGTACTATCAACCGTCCATTGACCTTTATCAAATTCTTAATGAAAAAGTTGATTGGAAAGGTGTCCTAAAGCAAAGCGTATTGCCAGAAGAATGTGTTGAATTGTCACAACAGATTACTAGGGCTAGTGAAGACTATATGGTTTTACTTCGCTCTAGTCAGCAATACAGAGCCGACTTAAAAAGATGGAGTAATTATCAAGATTGGCTTGTCAATAGAAATGCAAAACGTTCTGAAATTGAAAGGATTTGCGGCTATGATGGTAAAAATGCCAGTCACGGTGTAAGACTGATGAAAATGGCTATTGAAGGATTGCGAACCGGGGAATTGATTGTTAATCGTAAAAAAGCCGGTGATGTAAGTCTACTTCTAGACATTAAATTGGGTAGACTTTCTTATGAGGAGGTTCACAATATGGTCAATAAACTATTTACTGAAGCGGAGTATGTTTTACACAATGAATGTGTTCTTCCAGACAGAATTGACTATGAATTTGTTAATAGTCTATGTGAAGAAATTGTTGAAAAGAGTGGTATTCTTCAATAGTGTGCCACTTTTTGAACTGGCACACATCACTCCTCTTGCTTCCCACAAGGGGTTATGATGTATCTGTTCAACCTTAAAACTTCTTATTATGTCCATTGAAACTTCTACTCAAATTCGCATTCAGTCTGCCCGTGGATGGTATTTCACGGTTGAGGATGTAAACCTTGAAATTGGCGAGGATGGTTGTACGATTTCATATTGGGATGAAATGGCAATTAACGATGCTGGGGATAAAAGGTCCAAGTATATTTCATTTGATAAGGAAGAAGCACTTGCGATTGCCGATGCAATCTACAAACTTTTTAAGGAGTAATCAAATGACCGCACCCTATTATGTAATCAAAGGTGATGGTATGCCATCCTCAGAAGATTATGATGATGATGGATATTGTTGGTGGGGATGGGCACATAGTCATGGCCACGGAAATCCTAGATTTTGGCAAGCAAGTTGGGCATATAGCAAAGAACCAAAGGGCGCAACTCATTGGGCACCACACTGGACATTTCCGGTTATTAAATGATATGACACTTCCCAAACTGGCCCATTGCTTGCACCAGAAGCCGAAGAGGTGTTATCATATTACGGTAAACCATCAGAGGATACTTTATGAAACTTTCTTTTTATATTAGAAATCCAAACAATCAATCTACTAATTTCTATAACATTCTAAATGCTTTGCAAGCCCTATTCCTCTGTTGGACTATTGCAGTTGCACTTAACATTCTCCCTCAATAAAAACAAATGACTGACCGTAAACAAGTTCCTCATCTATGGAGAGAGGATGGTGAAAGATTTTCCCGCAACGAAGACGGTACATATACTGGAGATAATAATAAATTGAATATGCCTACTTGTTTCTACCGATACTCGTTTAGAGAGTTGATGGATACTGGTAAGTTTTCAGTTCAACAACCGGATTGTAGTGGGGTAAATAAATGACTGACCGCAAACATGTTAGAGACCATACAAGGGTTATGACGGAATATGA